CAAGAAAGTATATGTACAAAGTGGAAGGAATTAATGAAAGCCGTGATGCATATTTAGCCCTCTAGCTTGGCTGTAGGTTTATATGTTTGGAAAAGTTTAGGGTTTGGATGAGGTTCTATTAAAGAGTAACAAAGTGTTTACATTTAAAACGTCTCTTAATTGGTTCTAAGTCCTGAGTATTTGCGAAACATTCATCGATTGTGTAATTACTTAGGATGATGATCTTTTTAGGACGTATTTGCTGTAAAGTCCCCCCCTTGATTTCCGCATTAAAAGGATATCGGTCGCACCATATCTTTAAGAAGCTAGCTGTGACGTCGTTTTTTGGTGACCATTCTTCGATAGCAACTATATCTTGATATTCGTAACCACACCACCATTTGTTTAAAGATTTTTGGTAATGTTTTGGATATAATCTCCAGAGTTCTTTTGATTTTCCGGTTCCGGTTGTTCCATACCACCATTCGTTTTCAAGAGTCTCAAGAATAATTGGACGTTCAGGTCGGTAAAGACCGAGTAATTTCGAATGATATCGGAAGTATATATCGGGATATTCTTCCTCGATTTTTTGGATGTTGCCAGCTCTGGCGTAAGCAATGATCTCTTTCCATTTGTTTCCCTGACCTTGAGGACCACTGGGGCGATTTCCCCATTCTTGCCAATCGCCGTCTTTTTTCGTGTAGTCGATCGCTTGATCGAAAGTTCCGCGTTGGGCTTCGAAGTGAGCTCTTGGCAATAGGATTCGCATCTGTCGGAGGGATTTTTTATTTGTGAAGTAACAATATCCCTGCCAGTGAGGAGTTCCGGTTTCTCCGATTTCGTTTCCTTTACAGACATATTGAGCTTCAGCGATAAGTCGTTCAAGGTCCGCAGTATCCCAGCCAGTGTAGTTGTTAACCGTGAAACACCAACCACGAGATTTGCTCGGTGGCATGAAAATTCAAGAATGAGCTCCTCGACGGCCTAGCCCAGTATTACCTAGGCCGTCTGGTTTTTCCCTGGCATTTGATTGGCGGGATTTTCGGATTTCGACACAAATCAAGAGATTTGATTGGCTGAAATATCTGGGGTTTACCCCTACTTCAACAGACTCGCGTTGTGTTCTGATTGGTTAAAATAGACCATTTCTCAATTTGCCACGTAGTGCACAAGTGAAATGTACAAGAAGACTTTAGGCTATTATAATGGACTACGCAGTCGAACTAGGATGCTTCCTCGTTTTAGTAGTGGTTTATCTTCTCCTTTATCCTTTGGTATTAGACGTGGTATACGTAATATGCAACGTAGTGGACGTAGCATGACTTTAACGAGACGTCGTAACAGAGTACGAGGCTCAACTGGTATCACCACTCAGCATGATGCTAAATTCATCTATGCGAAACGTAATATGCCTCCTCGTAAGAAACGTGTTTGGAAACGTTTTGTAAAGAAGGTTAATGCTATTAGCGAAAAGGAACTCGGAACGAGGACTGTAGTATTTAACACCACCACTTCCTCTAGCATTACGAATAATACATTACAAGTTTTAGCGCATAAGACTTTGTATGGTAATGCTTCTACTAACTCATGGAATAATGATTTACGACAAATTGGTAATTTGGAAAACACTGGTAACCCAACTGCAGCGGATGATGCAACAATTGACGATACAACAAAGTTTATATTTCAATCTGGTGTATTGGATATGACTATCTGTAATCGTAGCACTAAAAGGGATAGTTTACTTGTAGAGTCACCTGCAAGTGAAGCGAAGCTAGAAGTTGATTTGTATGAACTAACAGTTCGTAAGAGTGCTCGTGATGCAACAGGTAATTTTAATAGTATTCAAAGTTTAATTCAGGATGGTGAATTAGCCCAGACCATTGCTGGAACAGTTGGTGCTGGTGGACAAGGCATGGATCTAGATCTTAGAGGAGTAACTCCTTTTGATCTTCCTATGGCACTCGGTCGTTATGGAATAAAGATTCTTAAGAAGACTAAATATTTTATCCCGAATGGAGATACAGTAACTTATCAAATTCGTGATCCTGGTCGTCATGTATTTCAAAGGAGAGAATTAACGCAGGCAGAAGGTTTTAATAAGCCTGGTGTAACTCGATGTGTTCTAATGATTGGAAAGCTTATCCCCGGACTCTTAGTTGGTACTTTACCTGATACTTATCAAGCTCGTATAACTACTGGAATTACAAGAAAGTATATGTACAAAGTGGAAGGAATTAATGAAAGCCGTGATGCATATTTAGCCCTCTAGCTTGGCTGTAGGTTTATATGTTTGGAAAAGTTTAGGGTTTGGATGAGGTTCTATTA